GTCTAAGCATCCAGTTTTAGGCATCCAACCATTTTCATTTGCTTGGTCAAAATGCAGAATGATAGCATCTACATATTTGCCATCTTCATTAAAGCTCGCTATTTTTGCAAAGTATTTTTGTAATGTCTTTTCCATTTTATAAAGTTGGTTGTATTGGTTTAACCAATTGTGGAACACCTGTAAAAGTTATTTCGTACTGCTCAGGATTTCTAAAGCTTAATAGTTGTGCTTCAATTTGCGAAATCCAACCGTAGATTAAACCCTTGTAATCTGAATAAGTCTGAATTATTGCAGCATCTTTATTGTCAAATGTTGACCCCGATTGAATCATATCTTCGCCTATTCCGTAAATTCGTGCTACCGTTCCCGTAGCATCCTTTTTGTTTAACAGTAAATCTAAATCCTTTACCGGAATAGAAACGCCGCTGTAATTCATTGGAACCTCAGTAATCGCAAATTTTCGCTGCCCTTTTTTAACTCCGAAAATATTCTTAAAAGCATCGTATAATTTTGAGGCCTGTGTAGGTTTAATGATTGTATCCTTTTGGGGAGAAAACATTCCTAATACGCCACGCTCATCAATTACCGAAAACAAAGCATCTGTTACAACACCGTACATCTCTAGAGCCTTCTCGGCTGCACTCCTTTGAGTATATCCAGAAATTTTATAGGCAGGGTCGATTAATTCGACATTACCTTTGTAACTATTAATCTTTTCAATATTTCCATTCTCATCAAAAACTAAATAACATTTCCCCGTTTTATGCAATTGGAAAAATATCTCTATTAAATTGCTTTCCAAACTTTTGCATAATGGAGTTGATAGTCCATTAAATTTAATACTTGCATTTGAAAGGATATTGCAAACCGTCCGTGTTAAGTCGTATATCAAAGCTTTCTCAAAGCGTCTATTGACCGACACATGAACACCATGTATTGAATCGTGTTCAGCTTCAATAATCTGCTGTTCGATGGTACAGTCGCCATCTAAATTCGCTTTATATACTATTTTTCCAAACTTCATGATGCAAATGTATAACAATTATTTTTATAAATCAAAATTTTTTAATAAAATTTTTGCTCCCCGACCTAAACAGTCAGGTGCATCATCATGATCACTATTTGGAAACTCAACACATTGGTTAATAAAGTTAATCATTTTTTGTGAGCGTTTGAACTTAAATTTTTTTGCAGTTGTTGAATAAACAATGATGTCTGCTTCCTTTTTATCCGGATTGGAAACTTCCATTAAAATTCCATCGTACATCTCTTTTGCTGCCTTAGTAACAACCCCGCTCGTTCCATTTTTTTCTGCGTAATGGTCGACCGCTCCATATTCAGTATCCCAAGCTTTCAACTGCTCAATAAATCCAGCTGTGGTAGTGAATTGTGAAAATATACAATCAACTGCCCAAACGTCTTTGCCTTTTATCCCAAATAATAGACTTGCAAAAAAGTCAGCTCCAACACCTAATGACGGGTCACTATATGAAATCATGTAATCAAATTTTGCAGGTACTTTATCTCGTATGTCGAAATCGCTTAACTCATAAGCTTTTCCGCTTAAAATGGAATAATTACCGCAATAATAAACATCGTAAACGTATCGCTCAGGGCTGCCTATTTCAGCAAACTCACCGTCTCGTTTTAATCTTGCGAACCATTCTATCTGATTTTCTGATAAATACGGGTTATCCTTCCAAGTCGTTGTTAATGTGTTGGTAGTCGTTTTGTATTTTTCGCTCCAAAATAATTTTGTTGGGTTGTAGTCAATTATGGTTCTTCCCCTTGCCCGTCCAATAATTAAATTTGCAATTGCCTCAGGTATTCCATCCGCTTCGTTAATAAAAACATTATCCCTGTTTCGTTTTGCTTCATTTTCGGATATTACAACCTCAAATGTAATTGAGCCACCACCAGCGAACCGGATATCAGTCGCATTAATTGGCATTTTGCAAGGTATTGAAAATTCATCAATAAAATCTTTAATGTCAATAAATGACCCTTTGTTTAACATCTTGTAAGACGGTGCAATGATATTCCATGTTTCGTTTCGATATTCACAGCCTATCACAATATCACGAATGATATTATTTGTCTTACCCGATCTACTTCCCCCAGCTATGATTAAGATATTATCTGGTTTTCTTAGGTGTCTGTAATAAATATCTATTAATGAATCTCTTAATGAATCCTTTTTTTCGTATCTGTCAATTGTTTGTTGATTTATATCTTCTTTTTTTTCTTGAAATTTTTCACTCATCCCATATTCAGCACTCAATAAAAATTTAGAAATATTGGCATTTAATTTATCAAAAGCACTAAATTTTTTTAACTTAGTTTTCTCGATAATTCGGCATTGTTCTAATATATCGAAAAACGACGTAAATTTTTTAGCCAAATAAGCGGGCAAATCAGTATATATTTCACCTGCATATTTTCCTTTGTGGTCTTGTAGGTAAATAAAATCGTCAAAAAAAATATTTTCATCTTCTGCTCTCATCCAATCAAGTAAATTATTGCCAAACTTCAATGCAGCGTCCTCTGTCCATTTTTCAGCTGATTTATTTCCAGCTTCAAAACGAACACCATCATCGCCATTTATATTTTTATAACCACCTGCCATTTTTAGAAGTTTTTAAATATCTCATGTTTTTTTCTTAACTTTTCTCCAAAATAAAAATTATTGCTTAATTCAAAATCAAAATCGAACATTTTATCAGAATGAAATATGTTATATTGCTCGACTTGAGCATTCATTGAAAAATTACCGCTACCATCAATAACGAACTTATCATCTCCGCATTTTATTAAATGTACTTTTGAATGCACCCAGTAAAAACAAAGGTTTACGTTCTCTTTTTCTGAGAATAATTCTTTGAGTAATTTGTATATTTTTGGGATACGAAAAACAGCAGTTTCAGTCATTACGATTTGAAGTTGCTTAATTTTTCCCTGTTCTAAAAGTTCTAAAATAGTATATACTGTTTTTTCATCGATTGTATAAGTTTGCAACTGTAAAAAATCAATACTTCCATATTTTTCAATAAACTGCAAAAAAATAGAAAAAGCATTTAACTGGCTTTGCGTTCTAATTGCCAGCATTGAATTTTCAGAAGGTATTTCTATGCGGCCCTTTGATTTTAGTATTTGTGAAAAGAATTGCAAATTATCTAAAGCAATTGATTTAACTTCATCTAAATCCTGAGTTATATTCTCCTTCTTAAATGCGTTTAAATCCTGTTCTTTTTTAGTTGAGAACCTTGAATTTTTATAATGTGAATCTTTTATTTTGCAATCCAGCGCCATAATTTAAAAATTTATTCGGTGCAAATATAATATATTTTTATCACTTTGCAACAACTCGTATTTATGTAGAAAAAAGTAGTAAAAAATCGCCCCAAGCTTCAAAAACTCCATTTCCACCAATTATTTCGTTATCGGCATCAATTACAATGCTACGACCTGCACCGGTTTCGCTCAAAGATTTTTGAATTAATGCTTTATTTCGGTCAGAATGCTTCCTGTAATTTCGTTTATCGTGCTTAATCATTTGATTAATAGTTATTTATTTATAAATGTTATTAAAGTGTATGAGTTTTTTATGGTTGCAAATATAGTGATAAATTTTGGGTAGTGGATATTTTTGGGTAAAATTTCAGCATATTTTTATAGAAGTGGCTTCAAATAATTATAGATTTATAGAAATTTATAGAATTTAAAATGTTATTATAAGTTAATTTTATTTTGTAAGTAGTTGATAATAAGATAGTAATAATAATAAATATAATAATATTATAGAATTATAGAAATATATACTCATACATTAGGAGTTTTTAATCCTAAATGGAGTTTTCAAAACGCTATAAAACTGTAAATTCTATAAATTGGCTTTCAACTGTCTATATATTAGCACTTTAAAAATTATAACTTTTTTTCCAAAACTATAAATAAAAAATTTTTCTATATTTTTGCCTAAAACGCTTGTTTTTTCAGAAATAGTTTGTATATTTGCATTCGATAGTTGAGCGGTAATTAATCCGCTTTTTTATGGATATAAAAAGTAAAAAAATAAATTTATGACTAATTTAGAAGCCACATTTAAGGCAAAATTATTGTTGATTGAGTATTCAATTGATGGGCTTGCAAAAGCAATTGGAATTACAAAGCCTACACTATATACAAGGCTTTCTGAAAATAACTGGAAAAGAGGTGAAATTGCTTTATTGGAGCGGCTGTAATTTTTTTTCTATTTGAATGTAAAATTTTAAAAAATAAAAAAAAATGGAAAGTCTAGAAGTAATGAAGATCAAGAAGCTGATAGCATCAAAGGAAAATTATTTGTCGACAATTAAAAATGATGAAAGTAAAACTTATTCTTTTCAGGTTATTCAAAATGAGGTATTATTTTTAAAGAATGACGTTTTACCTATTTTGCTAAAGAATACAAGCATTCAGCATCAAAATTTTGTGAACTATGCAGTATCCAAATTAGATAAGGCTATTGAATTAAAATCAAACGGACTGCTCTTATATTATCCTATTGATGAAAATTACACAGATAGCCCGATAATAGGGATAGCAAATATAAGAGCAAATCAAGGTTTCGGAACACTTGGAGCGATGGAAATATATGTCGATAATATGGACGGAAATGGCGCAAAAATCAAACCTTTAAAT